ATTAAAGCAGATAAGGTTTTATCACTATCAGGGTTTTTTATTTGTTCTGCTAAACCTTTTATAGCGTTTCCAATTGTAATTTTTTGAATATCAAATTCTTCAAGTTGACTTTTTAAATCGTTTATTATAGCGATGTTTTTTTCATTAGCAATTGCAAGGGATTTTTCTCTTTGTAAAGCGTTTTCTACACCCGTTCTTTCACCCATGACATTCACATCAACACTAGTAGGTTTGTAAACATACCCTAATACTTGATAATCTTCAGCTTTAACGTCTGGTACTTGACTCAGTGCAGCTTCTTTAAAGTTTTGTTCTCTTTGATATAAAGTTGAGTTTTCAGAAATTAAATCTGGATTTGGAATATTAGTTACTTCACCTGTCTCTTCATTGACATTTAATATGTGAGTAGGTAAAAATTCCCCTAAGTTAGGGTTTACGTTAAAAGTATTACCAAATTGATCTACGTAAGTATTTTCAGTTAATTGTTTGTTGAATTCAGAATTTATGATATTACCATCATTGTCTAATTCATACTTAATAGGGGTTCTAAAAAGCTCTCCGCTAGTATTTCTTTTAGCTTTATTATACCAGTATTGATAGTTAGGTGTTTCACCTTCCTTACCTAAACCAGCTCTCATAGCGTTATAAGTATAATAACCATTATCATCTACAAATCCTTCTTCAGCAAGAATTTCTGGAGATATATTATAAGAGTCCTTATGAGTACGAACATATGTTAAGTAAAGATCAGTAATATCTCCATTTTCATCAAACTTTGGCTGTTCTCCAGAATTCGGATCTTTTAGATTATAACCATTTAAAAAATTATTACCCTTCTTAGCCCATGACTTAATTGAATTAACACCCATGTTTAATTCTTCGTCTAAATTAGGTTGTTCTACTGTAGCGTCAGCGTATTCTCTTTCTAGTATTTTTATAAATCTATTAACATTTGTTTGATCTTCAAAAAAATCTTCACTTAATCCTTGTTCTTTAGTTATTTTAGCTAAGTTTTCTTGAAGACTATTTCCTTGCCAAGGTTTTTCTGTTTCCGTATATGTAAAACCTTTATTAGTCTTTAATGGATCACCATCTGAGGATACCGATAAAATATTTTCCGATACTAAATCCCCATTGGGATCTTCTACTGTGTTTTCTACATCCACTGTCTCCACAGCATTTACAGCGGGGTCTTGCTTTCCCACAGGAACGCAATTATTGTTTTCGTCTTTTTCAAAACCTTCTCCACATTCAACATCATTAACAATGTTTTGTGCATCAAATTTATCCATTTCCAAAATAAAAGTTTCTTTATCTAAGCCTTGATCTATTAAAGATTGTGCGTATGTTAATTTATCCATTATTTTATTTTATATATTAACCTAAAGTTGGTAGATCTGAAGATAGCATGTCGAATATTTCACTATTTGTTCTATTCATAACTATATCTGTAGTTACTTGTGTAGTGTTACCAAAGCTTGATTGTATCTGTGTCGCTACACCATTAGAAACGCCGCTAGATTTAGCAACTCTTTTTATAAATTCAGCTTGACTACCTATTGATATAGAAGCAGGAGTACCACTACCACCTATGTAATAAAGATTTAATCTCCCATTAACTTCATCAGGGTAATCAGCAGCGTCTACTTGAAAACCATTATCGCTGTACATTTTTCTTAATTGAGCACCTGACATATATTGAATAGGTGATCCACTACTAGTTGCGTAGTTAGCTACGTTATTTAACAATTCAGCTATACCATTTACCCCATTATTATTAGTTACTCTTAATTGATCATATTTACTAGCTATTTCTTCTACAGTATATTCGCTTTCTCCATCACTATCTCTTTTAAAACCATAACCACTTAAACTAGTATCATTAAAAGTTATTTTACTTTCACCGCTAACAAATGAATCTGCTTTTTGCTTGTTTCCATCTTTCTTTAAAGTTTTTATAGTTTTAGTATCTAAAGTAGAATAATTATCTTTTCTATATTTATTCATGTAATGTTCGACCATATAATCTTGTTGTGCTCTAGCTCTTTCTTTACATTCAACGCTAGTACATTTACTTATATCAATCCAATTTAAACCATATTTACCTCCTTCAGCTTTAGGTCCACCTATAAGTTGCCATGTATTTTGTCCATCAAAATCTCCAGCATCTACACTTCCATTTCCAAAACCATTTCCAACTATTCTATCTTTATCATAGAAAAATGATTGAATATCTTCATATGTTAAATCATTTTGAGTAGAAAAATCTAATGCAGCTTCCGACTCACTAACCTCTGTAACAGTACCATCTTGTCTAGTTATTTGATATTTATTGTTACTCCTTGTATAAACAGGTTTTGTAGTTCTAATACTTTTTTCCAGATTTTCTTCAACTACATCTAATGATTCTTGATCTAATGTATAAACACCCATGTTACCATTATTCTCTGCCCATTTAGCTACATCTTCTTTAGTAACTATAAACTCCTTATCAGATATGTGAGGATTATAATAAACTATTTTAGGACCAGTTGGGGAAAGTAACGTGTGAAATCTATGTGCTGTATTTGGCTGTCCCCAGTCAAGAGCAAAATTAGTTTGTAATTCAAATTGCTGTTGCTCTTGAGGAGTGCCTCCTAAATCATATCTAATAGAATTAACTTGATTTGTTTCTTTTAAAGTTCCATTACTTTTAGTTATTTTCTTTTGTAAGTCTTTAAGATTATTTAACATACCTATAAACTCAGGCATTTCTTTTTGAGTTGATTCTAAAATTAATCTATTTTGTTGATATTGAGGTGAGTTTTTATCATACTTACCCATCATAGCTCCTGCCAGTTCTATTTGAGCATTCATGCTACCATCTATACCCAATGAAAGATCTCCTTCGTTTTGAAACTTACCTTTATAACTGTTATACCAATCAGTTATATGCATGTCAGTTTCTTGATCATTTTCAATCTTAGGTGTACCACCTAACAATTTATTATTAAGTTTAACTTGCCTGTTTTCTGTAACCATAGCATGCTCTAACCAGTCTAACTCATCTTTAGAAAACTTTACTTGATAACCTAATTCAGTTACGCCAGGCGTAGATAGATCATCTCCTGTATATGTAAAATTACCAGATCCATCATCTTCAAAGCCAGAACCCAATTGTCTTTCACCTTTACCAGATGTTGTGTTTATAGGAGTGGAGTATAAAGAGTAATTTTCTATAAGTTTACTATAGCTATTCCAATTATCTGCATTTAATTGAGTTACTTGGGTTCCACCATCATCACGAGTTATTTTCAAACCCATATGTTGTCTGTTATCTGTATAACCTTGAACAGCCGCTTCAGTATTAGCTACTTCTTCTGCAATTCCACCTTCTTTTTTAAGTTGAGCGTTTTGAGCTGCTAGCAATTTCTTTTGTCTTTCTTTTAAGACTTTTGCAGCCATTGCCTGCATATTTTTTTGACGAGCAGCTATTTTAGCTTGCTCTTTATCATACGAAGCAGTTGCAGCTTTTGAAAAGTCTCCAAAAGAAGTATCTATTATTTGTGAAGGTTGTGTGTATGTTCCCATAGTTTTAATTATATAGTGAGCTAAAAGCGTCTATGCCAAAGTTTATAGCGTTCCATTCATCATCAGAAAATTCATTTTGAGTATTATTACCGCTCCCGGTTATGGATTTCCCGGCGTGTTTGATTGATTGTTAGAAGTTGCCCAACTCCAGTCTCCACTAGAATTCATACTAACACTTCCAAAAGCAGTACCAGCAGCAGAGCCAAAACTACTAGCCGCATCACTGTTGTATTGATTTTGCTGAGCTTGTAAGTTATCTAATTCTGCTTGAGCTCTATCCATGTCTTGTGTTGCTCTTGCGTCTGCTTGTTGAAACATAAATTGTTCACCAGCTGCGTTTGCATTTTGTACCCTAGCAGCTTCAGATTGTTCAATACCTTGTATTCTTTGACCTTCAGCCATTTTAGCTTGCATAACCTGCATTTCGCCTTGAGCTCTTAATTTGTCATTATTAACCTCTTGTTGTGCTATATCAGCAGCAATATCTTGTTTGCCTTTTGCCGCTGCTTGCGCTAAAGCTGTTGCGCCACCAGCCCCCATACCACTGACGGCTAAAGTGTCTAGAGTGTTTGCTAGAGCTTGATCTGTCTGTTCCATCTGTATTTCAGTGGCTTTCGTAGCTACTCTAAGGTTAGCATAAGGATTTTTTATCATATGTGATAAATCTTCAGCTTGGTAAGCTTGAACACCGGCATATGGATTTATTATATCTGGTCTACTATCAATAGCTGTTTCTAAATTTGTTTGAGCAGTTTGTAATTGCTCATCCATTTTATTAGCTTTTCCCTTAGCCATTAAACCGATTCCAACTTGGACGCCTGCTTGTATTAATTGTGGAGGTATTGTCATTTTTTATTATTTTAAGATGATTTAACTACTTTAGTTGCTACAGTAAATAACTCTTTAGGTCCACCTACTTCTGTAACGTTATCAGTAGCTATTGTAATTGTAGAATAAAAACCTTTTATACCACTCATATCTGAACCTGATATAACTTCACCTGGTCTTACTGGGTAATAAGGTGGATCATTTGGAGGTCCAAGTGTTGGATCGTTTTGTGTTATTTTTTGTACTAAATTAGCTACGTATCTATTTTCTTTTCTATCAAAACCAGCATGTATAATAGTATCAACAGCCGGATCTGCGTTTAATCCTGTATTAGTAGGAGTGTTTAATTCATACTGTCCTTCTATATAACTATAAACAACAGTTGTTTGATCAGTAAACTCTTCCCATACATTATTTACTAAATCTTTTCCTTCTTCATCACTGAGTATACTTGCAATATACCAACCGCTAGATCCTTCGTAAGAAATAGTTTGAAAAACTTTACTATGAGAAGGTTCGCCATTAGCAAAGAAAGTTATAGCTGAAGGAAGAACACCTTGACTATAGAAGTCTCCTCTATCAACAGTATCTTCATATTGCTGCCATACTTTGTATCTTCTATTATCTGGACCAACAGTATAGAATTTATTTTCTAAACTAACCGCTTGCCAAGGTTTATAAGTATATCTACTTACCCAACCATTTATTGACTCGTCAAAACCAACTGTTTGATAATCATCTAAACTTTCTAAATCAATTTGGTTTTTAGTAGCTGGATTTTTCTGTAGAGAAACTGTGTATTGTTTTCCATATATATCATAAGCTCCTAAAACTCTACCTTTTATTTTGGTTTGAAAATAACAAGTAGCAGGTACAGCAACTTTAACTCCTCCAACTTCTGGCCAACCTCGTAGGTATGCTACCCAACCGCCAGCAACTGCCACTACTCTTATAACATAAGGTCTCATATTACCAGTGTAATTGTCAAATCTAACTAAACTACCAAGTGGTGGAGCAACCACAACTCCAGGATCTTGCGCTACGTATATATATTCCCCAATCAAACTTCCACCAGCCCCAAACGTATTGTAGACGTTAGTATTATCTAATCTCATTTCATCAGTTACAAGCTCTAATTCGTCTCTAAAATAATCTTTCATGCCATACTCAGAGATTTCTGTTAAACCATCTCTAGATAGCCTCATAACAGCACTACGATCTTTATCTACAAAGTATTTTTGAAAACCAAATCTAGCAAATGATTCTGGATTTCTACTTATACCATATTCTCCTAAGTAAGGAACCACTTGACCAATAACTTCCGTTTCTGTAGATACTGGAGTTCCAGATCCTTCTGCAGAATATATAGCGTCTTTATCAATTAAAGCATAGCTAGTTTTATTCTCTTGCATTATAAGCAAGTTAGTATCGTCAGCAGATAGATATTGTATAGAGTTATAAGATGGGTCTACCGACTTAGTTATACTTTCTCCTATTGAAAATACATTTGTTTCATTAAAGTTTGTTAAACTATTTAGTGGACCTGAATATATTAAAGAGTTTATACGATGTTTTTGTAAAGGATTATCTTCGTTCAAATAAGCCCTAACACCTAAATTTACCTGTGTATTATTATAACCACCTCTTATTCTACTATCTTCTATGTAAAAGTTTGTGCTTAATATTTGTTGTTGTACAGGATTTAAAGGACCACTAGGAACTCCAAAATTAGCTGAATTAATATTAGGCCATTTATCTAAAGAAGATGGAACTGGCCCACCGTCTTGCTCGCTAAAAGTAGTTATATTACCTAAACCTTTAACAGAATCACCAAATCCAACTGGTCCAGGATAACAAGCAGATCCTCCAGCATAGGTTTCACCTCCAGTTGTTGGAGCAGCGCCTGGTCCTGTGTATATCTTTTTAGTCCAAAAAGCGTTATAGTAATCTATTTCTATTATTGTTGCCATAATTTATTATCACTTATTTTTACTAAACATTACACAATCTCAAAAGCCATTTGAATTATACCAGGTTCTGGATAAGCCAATGATAACTCATTACCATCAGCGTCATTATCATTTGCATCTGTTACCTTCCACTCAAGCAAGTATATACCTGTCTGAGGTATAGCACTTGTTACTTCTATCCCGTTAAACTGTGAACCTGTTCCATTTCCAACAGGATCATCAAAGTAACCATTATCTCCATAAACCCAATCTACATTAGCTAAGGCATTATAATAATTAGGATCAGTAGTAGGTAAAGGAACTAAAATATTATTAACTACATCAATTTGAGCGGTTACACATTTAGTTATTTCCCATTTTAATTCGTCACCTGCTCTTTCTGGTATACCAAATCTACCTTGGAAATTAGTGTCTTCAGGAGCTCCCCAATTTGCTGTCGGTGGAGGTGGTCCACCTACCACAGGGAAAAACGGCTGTATAAACATACCATTAGTATAACTAGGTTCTTCTCCAAGATCACTCCCTAAAGATGGGCAAGGTATTTTACCTACAACAACTCCAGTATCTGTAGTTGTAAGTTGAGGAGCACAAGTAGCTTCTGCTGAAGGAACAGGCCAAGGATCACCCCAGTCAGCAGTTCCTGGTCCATAGTCTCTTCTAGGATTTCTTGGATTAGTAATTCTTTCTGGTTCATGATTTTCTAAATCAAATTGCACATCAAAACTTTTAATAAAGTTAGGGTCTATAGGTAACTCAGGTAAAGTTTCAAAAGTTATTGTAGCTGTAAATGTATGACCTTGACCTGGAGCAGAAAGATAAGGAATTTGTTGAGAAAGGTTATAAAGTTTAAATTCACTAGTTCCTGTAGTATTATTATTCATTATAAAAACAGTTGGATATGAATTACCTAAATTATCTACAACTGTAACTGTTGGTGTGCCAACAACTCTATTTAGAGGTATAATTCCACCTACTACATTTTTAGGGGTAACTGAAAGTATCCATGGATCATACGCTCCACTAGGTCCAGAAAGTGGATAAAAATTATCTGGATCATAAGGTTGACCAGCTGGTAGAGCTGTATTTTCTTGAAGCAACCAATATAACGATTCATCATTTTCATTCCATCCATTTGGATTTCTATCTATATCTACAGAAAATAATTGCTGTTCATCTACATTTGTTTCTATAGCGTAGTTTAAATCTGCTATAGTACCAGCTGTAGAAGTTTCCCAATATATATCTATATTAGATTCAAATGGCGTAGTTTCAACAACGGCTAAGCCACAGTTAAAAGTTCCAAATGTAACATTACTATAAGAAGGAGATGTTGCATTATTTGGAGATAAATTACCAGCAGCGCCAACACCTGTTGGAATTATACGTTGATCAATAGTACATTCTATAGCATCATAATATTGTGCGTAATTTTCCGCTAATACACCGGCAGTTGGACCACCACCACCATAATTAGGACCATAAGCTGCTTCCCACTTTTTCATAAATGGATTTCTGTTAACGTCGTTTTCCGCTACAGTTATCCATGGGTTTGCTTGTTGTTTATATACTAAAGCATCTACTGTTTGATAAGTAACATTAGTAACATTTTGACCATATATGTCATCTACTTGACCCACGTTTATAACACTATCCGCTACTTTTTGATTAAATACATTTCCAGTTTGAATAGTACCAACATCAACTGTCCATACATTTCCAGCACCTGAACCTGAAGTAGAATTAACCCATGGATTTATATAAACCCCACCAAATTGAGATACTCTTGGCCATAAAGTAGTACTACTAGATATAAATTTTATTAAATCATTGCTTTCTTCAACGTCTCTTTGTATTTTATTAACATTATCTCCTATTGTAGGAAAAGTTAATTTAGAATCTTGACTTACTAGAATATCTTCATTAAATCCGCCAGCAAAAGCTTGACTAGTTAATGGCTCTCCATTAATTATTTGAGGAAGATACAAATTATAATAATCTTGTTGATCTTGTTTAACAACTACCTTGTAAGAATAAAAGCCTAAAGTGTTTTCTTCAGTTACTTTTAATATTCTTACTTCACATTGATCAGCACCACCTTGTTCTATTTTAACTATATCACCTGGTTTATATCCTCTACCAGGTTTATTTACATATAGATCAGTAGGGAATTGAATAGGACCGCTATCTACATCGTTTATGTCAAATGTTAATCCTTCTCCAACACCTGTAACTGCTAGAGTTGGTACATTTCTAGCTACACTATAATTATCTGATCCTGCAGTTTCTACTACAATACTATTGTTGTCTCTTGAAACTCCTCCTTCTTCCGTGTATAGACCAGGATACCCATCTAATCCAGCTATAGAGTTTGGTATAGGGTTTCTCCATAGCATTTTTAAACTATCTCCTTCCCAATTACTTAAATTGTTACCTGTTACTTTTAGCAGACTTATAGCTTTTTCTTCAGATAAATAAGGTGCTGTAAAAGTATCACCGCTAAATAAAGTTTCGTTATTTGATGATGTAATTACAGAAGGTGAAGATAATATAACGTCAGTTTGTCTTCCGAATTTATCGGCTAAAACAACACCTACTTGATAACTTCTGTTACCTTTTAAAGTTTGATATTTGTATTGAACTCTAGCGTCATTAGAAAACTCTGTATCCACATTGTATTTTCCATCTACACCAATATCAAAATCTAAAAAATCAGGTGAACTATGCTTATCAACAAAGTTACCATAAATAACTCTATTTCCTGATATCTCTTGTGCTAAAGCTCTTAAAGGTACTTGATCCCAAACTCTAGTTGACTCATTAGAAGGTAGTGATTTTATTGGTTTATCACCTTGCCAAACATAAACATAAGAATCAGTGTCATTACTAATAACAGTAGGATCTGACATAGGAATCGATTTCAACAATCTTAAATTATTGCTATCTGATTCTGAAAAAATTATCTGTAAATTTTTTATTTTTAATTTATCTTCAGCTTCATTCCACTTTATATATTCAGTTCCTACTCTAGGTGCTTTAATAACTAAAGAAACCTCATTAATACTGTTTTGATATAATGGATTTATAGTTCCTTGAGAAGTTGTTTCTATAGAGCTAGTTGGCTCAGCACCTCCATTCATTAAGAAAGCTGTACCTCCTTCTTGTATATCCCATCTATCCGCATTAAAAGTATAATAACCTTCATCTAGTGGAGCAAACATTGTTTGAGTAAAAGGAGCTATTAAAGAAAACTCGTTGTTTTCAAATTGAAACCTATAAGATAGTTTACAAAATTTATCTTTTAAATATTCTTTATCCCCGCTAAACAAAGGATCATAGTAAGGGTTAACAAATTGGAAGTCAATCCAAGATGCATCTTTAACATCACAAAACCCTGGCATTACCCAATCTTCTATATAATTTCCAAATTTGTCTTTAGCATACACACTAAAATAAGTATAACCAAGTGGAACGGTAATTCCTTGTACTGTTTTAATAAATATTTGATCAATATAGAAATCATACGGTAATCTATTAAACATAGGAGAGTAAATTCTCATTCCTGGTTGTAAGTAGTTTTTTAAATAAGAAGAACTAGCATTTCCATCACCAAGTCCAGCCCCACCTAATTCGTAACCATTTACATTATTAAGAACCCTAAACATTCCTGCGCTTACAGATCGTTGATAAGGTGTTAACAACGTAACTTGAGTATTACCATCACCTCCGTAATTTGGGGATACTAGAATCATATCATTTCCACCCTGATTGATATTACCATCGTAATATGGGTAATTAGCTAGATCGGAATCTCCTGTAATTCTAGGAAACCAACTTTGATTAACAGTAACATTTTTAACACCTAAAGCTTCTACTTCATCTATAGTAGCACCATTAGAAGCAAGTCGATAATTACGATTACCGACTCCAGCATCACCCTCACAGGATGTGTCAGGTAATGTTGTAGCACTATCATGTGGATAGAATCCTTCAAATTTATTTCTATATGTTGGTGGTAAAAATTGGTCAGTTTTATTAACCATTTTAGGTACTACAAATACTAATGTAGCTGTTCCATACCAAGCTGTACTAAATGAATCTGTATAATCTTCATTGCCATCTAATAAAGGTATATTAGAATAAAACCATTTTAAATAATTTTCTTGATAATCGGCACTTTCATGGCCAAAATCAGCGCCTACAGGAAATTCCGATGCAGGTCCTATATTAGCGGTTAAAACACTAGTACCGTCATTAGCTGTTAATAAAGCTTCAGGATTAGTTAAATACTCATAAGAGCAAGACATACCAATTAATCCATTACCTTTTTCTTGTGCAGTACCATAACCTGCTTGAGGTCTAAGAGCTAAATTAGCGCTAGTTAAATCGTATTTAGTACTTCCATTATAACAGTCTCCAAAATTACTAGGTCCCCACGCTATAGGATAATTTCTTATTTCATTATAATATGGATACGAAGTTATATTTTGTAGTGCACCAAATGTAGTTCCTGGCACTAATGGGTTTTCGCCAGGCGTTGATTTTTTTATATAAAATTGTATTCCAGGATGTAATTTTAAACCTTCTGGTATTTCACTAGTTATTTGAAACATAGTTTGCCAACCGGTTTGAGGATAATTTTCAGGTGGTTCAGGTGGAGTACCTAAGTTTACAGCGTTTTGTATTGGATTAATACCAGGACTTGCAACACTACAACCTGCGTTAGTTCTTGTATCTGCTTTTATATTAGAAGTTCTTACAACAACCTCAACTTCGTATTCATCATAAACTTGTGCTGGTTCATAAGGGTAATAAGTAGCAACTGATATATTTTCTTCTATCTGGTAATATGGATTAGCAGAATCCGCTGGTCTATCTAAAGCTTTACTAACACTTATTTTTCTAGGTTGATTTCTATTATCTGTCCAAAATAGTGTGTCTTCTAATAAACTAATACCAAATATTGGGCTATTTTTAGAAAAGTTTAACCATGACCCTTGAACTAACTTTTTATAATTATTTCCAGCTTCAAAGTCAATAACGTATATACCACAAAAAGCTCCTGAAAAAGCTTTATTACTAAGTAGGTCTTCAGAATTGTCAGTGTAATCAGTTAAGAAAACAAATATTCTATTATTTGTTTTATCTCCATATATACCTATACACTCTGTATTTGGAAAAGTAGAATTAAGACCAAAATCAGAAACTATTTTATTTCCTAAAACGTTTTCTACAGCACCAACATCAGCTCCTTCTGACTTACTTACTGCTATGTTAACTGCATCTCTGTATTCTCCAGGTGGTACAATCCTTGCATCAAGATCTTTATTCATTTTAGATCTGATGAAGGTACTTCTTAGTTCATTAGCCATATATTAATTTTTTAACCACTTAGACTTTCCTCTCATAACTTGAGTGAATGCGTCTAATTTAATATTAGATAACCTAATTTTAGCGTTTCTAAGTTTAGATGAACGTTCTTTTTTAAATCTTCTAACAATGTATTCTGGAGTGTTTAATTTGGTAGACAGTATAGAATATAGTATATGCATATACATAGCTTCCTCTGCCATCTTAGGCACCTTCATGTTGGTGTCATAAGCTAAACCATCTGATATATAATTTATCATTATTAATTTACCAGTTAAGTCACTAGAGAAATTAAATGTACCTCTTCTTTCATCTATATTAAACCAACCATTTTTCTGTGTTGTAGTTGGTTCTAAACCATATCTTTGACCATAAGCCATTTTCCACCAATTCCAATCATAAACACCTATATACTGGTCGTCTCTTTCTCCTGTTATTACTCTATCGTTTGCTCTTCTCCATCTTTCATTAGTTCTAGATTGTTGAGCTTCTAAGTTTTCGCCCCAATAGTCTTGAGTTGGTAAAGCATTATAACCACCATCTTGAATAGGTACTTCTGTAGGACTAGATGTTAAGTTATTTGTAGGATATATAATATGTTTTATACCTATGTTGTCTATCCAAGATAACTGAACATAATTAACATAATCATGTGGTATAGGAAAAGATAAACTAGGTGGAACTTCTATTTCCATTGAGTTAACACTTTTTAAAGTGTCATAACTAAATTCTTGTAAACCTCTTTTAGCGTGAAATATAACATCTGATCTTTTTACTCTTTCAACTATTTTATCTTCACCAACGTAAGCAACCATAAAGTTGTTTATAATATCGTTTAACTTTATATATTCATATCCTCCGTAATTATCCCATTTAGCTGGTTCAATTAAAGTAACTCGAAGTAAGACAGCTGTTGGTTGAACTGCTGTAACTTTTAAAACATTTTCCCAAGATTCATAATCTACACCCGGATTTAATAAATTCCAACCATTAGGTAATGGAGGATTTGTAGGTGACCATTCTACAAAATAATTAGAAGGATGATTAGGACCTAAGTCTAACATTTTAGTATTGAATGTACATTGATATTCTGCAGATCCCCAAGGAAATAATTGTTGACCTTCGTAATATTGATAATCTGTCTCTGTTATTAGTCCCATTTTATTGTTTTTCTATATTATCTTCATTAATAGCCATTTGAGTTGCGGTGCTAACTATATTAGGATCTCTTATTATAATACCTGCGTAAGCTAATATTCTTAAAATTATTTCTGTTTTATCTATATTAGATATTTCAAAGTTTTGAAGTGTCCCTATTGGACCGTTAGGATCATATATATATTGACCTAAACTACCTACTTTATAAGACCATACTGGATCTTTTGGTTTTTTAACATAATACACTTCAATATTGTCTAAGTCTGGTAGAGTAATTACTTTATCATCTTTTAAGGTAAAAATTGGCCAATCGTAAGAAGGTGCTGTTAACGAAGATCTACGAATTAGATTAAACTCATGTTGACTAACCTCTTGTACTTCCACTGGATTATAAGAACTTGTTATCGCAAAACCTGCGTTTTGAGGTAAATATTCGATAGTACCTAACCTATGTACTTTTGCTGTTAATCCAGACAAATCAAAAGGACTACCACCAGTTATATTGTCATTAGTTTCAAAAAAAGATATTTTTTCTTTAATAGTTTTTTGACGATTAGCATATTCACTATCGTTTTCAGGTACTCGTAGTTGTACATTTAGATCTTCAAAATATTGTTCAAATATCTCAAGTTGAACTTGGGTTGCTACACTATTAAATTCAGCAGGACTCATGTATCCTCTTTGCTCTTTATTTAATATGTATAATACTGTTTTATATACTTCGTCTACTGATACCATAATTATTTTATGTTAAAAAAAAAGGATGGCGGTTAAGCCACCCTTTTATTATCACTTGTTATTTGAGTTTTTTCTCTATTGATCGATAAACTTCTAAACCTTCATCTGTTTTAAACCAAGCGGCTAACGCAGAGTAAGGGTGTTCATCAAACGGAACAGTCATTAGTTTTCTACCATTGCTCGCCCATGTAAAAGTTCTATTATTATCACCTAGTTTAATTACTTTAGCTTCAACTGCTTTAATACCAAAATTTCTTAATTGAATATTATCATCGTTAGCTAAGTTAATAAATAACCTAGGATTCCTTTTAGCAAATAAAATAGTATCTCTTTTTAATTCTTTAGAACTTAAATTATTTATACTAGCTCCTATTTCAACTCTCATTATAGCTTCAGCACTTTCAATATCAAGTTCATAAGCTAAATTTGTTGCTGCTAGTTCTAGTTCTAATCTGTCAAATTGATCTTCTGCTACAACCTCTTTATCGTGTTCTGCAAAAATTTTATCTTTATGTGGGTGATGAGCTAAAAACTCTTGTAAGTTCCTTTTTTCTTTTGGAACCATTAAATGCCCTTTTTCAAACACAATATGTCTCATAGTAGCAGGACCTTTCTGCTCGTCTACAAAAATTGATTTTTGATTAGTAGCATATCTTAATTCTCTTTCATAACCTTTTTCTGGATCAAACCAAACTAAAGGATATTTTTGAGAGTGTCTACTAGGCATTGTATAGGTTAAAGGCATTTTATTATTTAATAAATAATAATTTCTATCCTTGTATTCCCAATTTTTTTTATTTTCTTCCATAATATAATATAATATAATTTATAAAAGCCCCGCCGAAACGGGGCATAATTGTTAGATATTAAGTATCTAAAGTTAAAGCGTAGCATTCAACACCCGCTGGCCATTCGACCGTTGGTTGTGAATTTTCAGCTTGTTTTGCTTTTCTAATTGCTTCTGAAACCGCTACCATAGCATCAGCACCTGTGCTAGGCGCATCTATTTCTATAGTAAAAGTCCATGTAGATAGAACAGTTGGACTTGAGCCCTCGTCTTTTCTACTTACAACTGAAAAAGTAGTTGCAGCATCAGCACTAGCAGGAACGCTAATTCCTATTAGGTCGTCAACTGGTAAACTTATAACATCTGCAGTGTTAGTTGGTTGATCCAACATTGCAGCAGTTACTTCAATTTCAGTATCAATAGCAGCGCCACTACTATTAATTGCAACACCATTAGGTATTGTTATTGTTATAGTTTGTCCTATCTCATAGTTACTACCAGCAACAGTAATGTTAATGCCAGTTACTGCAAAACCAGGACCAGCACCAGTTGTAATAGTAGCTTTACCACCACTTGCACTAGATCCACCACCTGTTATATCAACAGCTGCAGAAGTACCTGTACCATTAAATCCAGTACCAACAGTTACGTTAGGATCTGCTGGATCAATGGCTTGAACTTTTAAAGGCCCATCATTACCAAACGAGGTAACCATAGGCACGTTTATATAATTACTCATAATTTAAAGTTTAAATTGTTACAGCACCTATGTCTATTGATTCGTCTTGTACCAAACCTATACCGCCAGCGCATTCAAATACGTGACAACTTGCAGGTTCTTGTGATGCTTTTAACACAGCCGCTTCCATTCCTGGACCATCAGCATCGTTAAAACTACTTAAGTCAAACTTAAGAGTTATACCGATTACGTCGGTACTTCCCATATGACGGTCAGTCTTCAAAACCATATCAGGTGCAGATGAAGTATCTACTTCGTAAACACCATCTACATCAATAGTTAAAAAGCCACCATCATTATAAGGTATCTTTAATATTCCCATAATTTCTATTATTTAAAAGATTAATAAAGTGGGGATTTCTCCCCACATTATGTAAATTTAAGCTCCTTTAAACAATACGAAATTGTTAGCAGCTTGAGTTACTAAACATCTTTCAGACAAGAAACTTACAGTCATCGCATCTAAAGTGTCAGTGTATGCACCACCTACAGAACCAGTGATCCATGACTTCATTCTTCGATCTTCAGTCTCAGAAGCTCTATATCTTACATGTAAGAAAGGTCTTCTAATATTTGATCCCATCATTTGGTCATAAACAGTTGTAGTACCAGCTGGTATCATTACACCGTCAATCTCTTTAGATAAACCTCTTAAAGAAGCATCGTTAAGATATTTCCAGTCAGTTTTGTAGAAGTCATAAGAACCTCTTCTAAAACCAGAGAAACCAAAGTTAAGTGCCATGTCTCCATCGTTCTCGAATAAACCATATGAAGCAGCTTGAGTAGATGCATAAGATCCATTCATAGCAGCAACCATATCGTCAAAATCAAGAGCTGTAGATCTTGATAAGAAAAGCATGTTTTCTTCAATAGCGCCTTGCTTATCTAGTTGTTTTAGTATTTGATCGAAATCACCTAAAGCACCAGAACCAGGAGCAGCAGCTCCAGCAAAACCAGAATAAACATTACCTCTATCTTCGATAGCAGCAAATAATCCTTCAGAACCTTTAATGTTAATGTTAGCAGCTTCTGGACCAGCACCCGCTGTTTCACCACCGAAATCGTAATTAACATTAGCAGCGTAAGCAGCGTTGTTCATTGGTAAAGCTTCAACCATTACCATTTCAAGATAATCTTCAAATCTTAATCTTGTTTCAGATTCAGATTTTAAATACCAAAGGTATCCTGATTGACCATCTTCTGTAGCAACTTCAACCCAACCGATCTGAGCAGTGTCAGAACCATTGATCTGGAAGTTATCTTTAATGATAATTGGATTGTTAGCATACTGAGTGAATTGTGGCTCAATAGAACCATTCATTCCTACTGCACCTTTTCCAAAGTCAGCACCATAAACATATAAGTTTATTCCAGCTGGAGTTTCTGGTAAAGCATTAGTAGCAGTTCCGTAAAACTTAACATAAAGTGTATCAGCTGGTTTACCAGCAGTATTATCAACACCTTGTACTAAACCTTTTTGAACAATTAGTCCAGTAGCATTGTCAGCCATTAAAATAGTTTGTCCTACTCTTACAGCACCTGAAGGAGCATCAGCACCACCAGCACCTGCTGATAAGTCAAGTACTATAGTACAATCTACATCAAAACCAACTACAGCGCCAGCTGTTAATTGAGCTTTTTGGTATGCAATGTGTAATCTGTTTTGTTCAGACCAGATTACTTGATCTGAGGTCATTGGCATTTCTGCTCCGACCATTCTTAAGAAACCAGAAATAGTTCTGTTTCCATATCTCTCTACTTCAGCTTCGTAAAGCTCTGGTAGATACTGCTGAGCAAAGTCATTACCACTATTATCATCAAAACTTAAAAAGTTTGTTGATAGAGTCATTTTCTTTGCCGCAGGGCTTAATGACGCAGGAAAACTCCCGCCTTGTACAAATCCCATGATTTTTAATTTTTAGTTTTATTTTTGAATTTTACTTTCAACTTTGAACTATCTACTCCACTAATGGCTTTTACTCTCATACCGTTTATAAAGACATCTCCACCATCCTGTGGTCGAGGGTCTGTACTAACATTATTTGATTGAGCCATTATATTTTTAGTTGCATCGGCTTTACCTTGCTCATAAAAATGTTCAGCAATAGAATCAATGTTGTTTGCTGCGTAAGCAGCTTTATGATAACCCTGTAAATCTGTTATTTCACCTTGATTTCCTAAAAACTTTTTAAAAATAGTGTTTGTTTTAGACTGTTGTTGAGCTATGTTGTCAGGATTTTTTACTCCGTAATTAAACTTTTTATCTCCAACTTTAATTTCAAAACCTTTGAATTCGTTGTTGAAAAAGTCTTGCGTTTTACTTGCAAACTCTCCCTCTTTTTGTTTAGCAATTTCTTGCTCTTTATTATACCTATCGAAAAATTCTTGAGCTTTACTATCTGCGTTACTAGATCTTAACTTAAGATCTTCATAATACTTTTTCTTAGTATTTTCAAAATAGTTTTTTGCTTGAGCTATTTCTTCTTTTAGGGCTAATTTCTTTTTCTTAGTACTTCTTTCATCTTCATTTTCTTCAGGTGTAAACTTATCGTGTAATAAAAAGTCCACTTCTTCATGGTTTAAGTGAGGTTTAGTACTAGAATAATATTGTCTTAATATTGCGTCATCATCAATTTTAGATAAATCAACGTTTAATCTTGCATAATCTTGAAGAGTACCTCCTGTTTCCTTCATGAAAGAAACTAATTTGTTTATGCTCTCTGGCATTTCAACTTTATTTTCTTTAGGAGGTTGAGGTATTTCTTTTTTTTCAGAAACAATTTCTGTTATTGTAGGTTTTTCTTCTTCGTGTGTCTGTCCCACTTCTTGCAATCCCACGTCTTGTTTTTCTTCATTTTCAGTAGTCTGTAGCACAGGTTTCTCTGTTTCTTGCTTTGGAACGGCATCTTTTGTTTCTTTATCTTTTGTTAAATCTAGTTTAAATGTTGCATCATTTTCTCTTTTGAATGATGGTTTTTTCATTTTGAGGGGTTGTGCCTCTTGTTCTTGTTTTGTTTTTGACATAATAAAATATAATAATTAATAATTTATGCTAATCCAGGACCTCCTGTTTCCGCATAGTTTGGATCTTCAAAGTTAATTGGCATCATGTTTTCATTACGCTGATTAATCAATTGACTTTGTTGAGAAGCTTGTAATTTAGTTCTTTGATCTTTTCTATCTTCTATAAACTGCTCTCTAGTTGTTATTTCTTGTAAATCCATTTGCTTAAGCTGCATGTCATACTGAAACTGTTGTTCCATTTGTTTTTGCTTCATTTGCGCTTGGACTTCCATTTTTTGTATATCAAATTGAGTTTTACCTTGTTCAACTTGTAGTTCAGTTTGTGCTAAAGCTTGTTGTTTTTGAACTTCTGCCATAGCTGCTTTCTCCGCTGCCTCAGCATTAGCTTGAGCTTGTGCTTGTATCATTTGCTGTTGTTGAGCTTGATCTTCTTGCTGTTTCTTCTTTCTTCTTTGCTTCAACATTTGATTAGCTAGCTTTATATTTGGAATTTCTCTTAAATCAATAGCATCTTCTAACGTTATTTGTTGTTGCTGTAAAGCCATTTGTATGTTTTGCTCTAACATAGCTTTTTCTTCTTCGTCTGGTTCTAGTTGAAGATAAATACCAAAATCATGTAGACTTAAATCTTTTAATTCATCCAGCGTGGCGGTATTATATCTATTTAAACTATCTTTTAAAGCTTCGTAAGTTAAAGGGTAATTTAAAGAATCTGCTACTCTATACGTTATGTTTTCACATATTCTAGAAGACAGATACAACATAGCTTGAACTAGATGTCTTGTCGCTGTATTAGAGTTAGCAGCAGCTATTTTTTGTAAACCTACTAAAGAGTCTCTATCCGGCGTACTGCCGTCTCTTGCTTCATTAAGCCCGGTTACATCCCGTATCATTTGCAAGTAATACTGATACGTTTGAATAAGACTTTGAATTTTTGCACCACCAGAACTAGACTGTAATTCTTGTATTGGAACTTTACCATGGTTCATTTCACCATCCTGAGTCATTGATCTACCAACTATACTACCAGTTTGAAAGTACATATTTAAAGCCTCTGCTGGATTGTAATTTGTTCCATTACCTAGATCTACTTCAGCTAAACCGTCCATGTCCAAATAAACACCATCTGGAACCATTCTAGATAACACCTGCTGCAGCTTTAAATGAGTCAACTGTATCATATCCGCAAAACCTGTTATTCTACCAACTAAAGATTGGATTCTACCTTTGTACATTCGTGGTGCACAGATAACGTAATTCATATTTACTTTAGAAATATTAGAAGTAGGTCTTGTCATATTTTTAGCCATTTCCCATTTAAGCATTAGGGGATGTCCTAGTATCTTAGCGCCACTATATAATACTTCTATAGATCTTGAAACTCTTTCAAAATTTTCACTTTCAGGTGGATCAAAAGTATCAGGTTTTTCTAAAGCTTTTACTAACCCGTTAGGTGTTTCTTTAATTTTAAACACTTGATCCACGTATGTTTTGTATTCAAAATATAAAACTTGAACAGTGTTATTATCATTTCTTCCACTCCAGTTTCTTAAATACTCTTCGTTACCTCTATACTGTTGTATTTGCTTCATCTCCTCATCTGAAAGATAAGGAAATTGTCTTTTTAAATCTTCTAAGCTAACTGACTTAACTTCTCCCACGTAATATATATCCTCAAAGTTGGGATCAGTTGTGTAAGAGTACACCATGTTAGCTGGATCGACATAATCTACTGTAATACCTTCAGATTTATTCCAATCGGTTTTTGTTGCTCCTATCCCTAAGGTTACTAAATCATAAACAAATCTTCTTCTAACTAAATCAAACTTGTTTTTATCTAATACATTATTTATTAATTCTTCTTCAGCTATTTCTACAGACTGTTTATAATCCAAAGCTAAATGTAGTTGAAGTTCTTCTGGAGATTCTAAAGCTAATAATTTAGATTCTTCCATTCTTATGTCTATACCTAGGGTTTGTCGTAATTGCTCAAATAATTCTCTTTCTTCAACATCTCTAGCTAGGAGGTTAGCATATTCAGTACGTTTTTTTGTAGATTCTGGATCACAAGCGAAAGCTCTAACCTCGTAATTTCTTTGAGACATTCCATTAACTACTATATCTACAAATTTAGATATAATAGGAACAGGTTGCCAATCTAAGTTCAAGTAAGATAAATCTCCATTAATAGATAATTCATCTTTATATTTCTGTATAGGTTGCTCTCCTCTAGCATACAATCTTAAGGTATGATAAGCATTAAAGTTAACTGCATAACCACCATTCTGGTAAGCCGCTCCTAAACCACCTCTATAGTTTCTAAACCACTCTCCTTCTATTGCTCGTCCAACTTGCAAGCCGTAGTCTAAAGAGTTTTTCTCTGCGACAGGTACCACCTGATTAGGAAAAGCACTATAATTAGTTTCTATTTGCATTTATTCTATTATTTTTGAAATTAATCCTTTATTATCATATCTTCTCATACCTATATCTATTGGTTGTAAATTAATTTTAGCGCGTGGTCTATATTTGTTTTTATTACAAGCCATTAAAGCTAAACCAGAACTAATAGAAGCATCGTGTTTAGTTCTGTTGTTAATATCAAACTGAGCCCAATCTTCTAATGTCCTTTGAAAATACATATCACCATAAGTACCATCTGGCTGTTCACCTACAGTTTCCTCTATAAAAGTTTCAATAGCTGCAGCATGAGCTTGCTTAACATCTTCACTAGAATTAGGTATTCCTCCAATTTCTCTTTCTGCAACAGATAGTTTATTATAAAGTTTGTCAGGTCTATTTATACTATAACCTCGATACCCTCTTCTTTTAAAATAATACAATAATCTAGGTTTATTGTTTTCAGCTAATATAGGCATTCCATAAAAAACACACGCCATTAGTACATCTTCAAAAAAAGTTTCAGCAGTGGGTGGTCTTTCTATATATTCTAAAAAAAAGTGATTAGGTGGCACGTTGTCCATAGAAAACTTTGTCAATCCGTGAAGTGATCCTTTAGACCCTTTACCGTCGACAGTGCCGCTAATATCATAAGAGTCACAACCAAATGCTCCGAGATGATCGTTTCCAGGGTATTTAAGTCCATTTTTTAATATTATTTTATTTTGTAGATGCCCGTCTGGAACCCAAGATACATAAAACCTTCCATTGCTATTAGGGTAAAATTTTACCGTAGTATCTTTTATTCCTCCAACCCATTGAAAATTACCTTTACTTATTGAAGATACATTGTGGATTTCTTCGTTGTAATCTATTTGTTGATATATTTTAACTAAATTAAATAGACTAGATTTGGTTTCGTCTCTAAACGCGTGTTTTTCTGTACGCGGAAATTGTCTATAAAATTCGTTTAATCCGTCTTGATCTTGCTTAAGTCCATCTGCTTCGTTTTCCCAATGTTCGATGACTCCAATGTTAATTGGGAGACCATCGACTCCTTTGACTGGATTTTCTGGCGTAGTGAATACAGGAAATCCAAAAGTATCCATGTATCCTTCGTAGTTCCATTCCATAGGGATGAAAAGAGAGTAGAGGCCAGAACTTGTTTGTCCATTTCTATTTCTTTTTGTAACGTCTGAATTGTAATAGAGTTTCTTGAAGTTGTTTCCACCTTTATCTAATGCATTTGAAGTTGAGCCCATCATACACTTACCTACGATTCTTCTACCTAGTCTTAATGTAGTTTTTGTAACTCTCCAGTTATTTAATATATTATCAGGTCTTTCCCACTTACCACTTTCATCGTGAGCTAGTATTTTTAACTTTTCACCATCGTAAGAGTTGTCTCCTGTGTTTTTCCAATCTATAGTAGTATCAAGACCCTGCAGCTCTTTTAATTGTTCCTTAGACTCTAGTTTACGTCTAGTAAGTTTTGAAGCTGGGACTCTATATGCCAATTCGGTCTTAGGACGATCCATACCATCCTGGATCGGTTTGAAGAAAAACGGATAGTTAACGGATATCGGGACAACTTTATCTGTGAACATTTTTTTAGCATCTGCTCCAGTTTTTGAAAGGATGCCGAATCGGGCATCTGAAGATATTGTGGCCTGGTTGACAAGTTCAGCTGAGGACATAAAAGAAAATCCAGACCGTCTGTTTTTAAGATAGCACATCCCATAACATCTATTATCTGCCTTACATGCTTCCCAAAATATAAAGAAGAGTCTATTTGCTTCTCTATAGTCTGGTGCTCCAACATCAATTTTTGACCATTGCAAGTACATGTAATGAGTACCTGTAATGTAAGTAGGAACGCCGTTATTATAGAACCAATGCCCTTCGTCTCTTTTTTTAAACTCATTATCTATATAATCAAACCATTCTTCTTTAAAATCAATTGGATATTCTTCCCAGTCAAATCTACTTTTAATTCTTTTTAGTTCTTTTGGGTATTCTTTCTGCTCCCAATACTGTTCCTCTTGTTTTTCGCTTCGTTTAAAAGGTTCATCTTCTGCTGGTAAAGCAATACGGAGGTTTTGTATTTCAATGATCTTTCCAATTTTTCCAGTTTTGCTAATAACTACAAAATCGTAATCGCTATTATATCCATATTCCCAAGATTTAGTTTTATTTTTCTTTTTTACAATTTTAGGATTTATGTAGTTATTTAACTCTTCGACTAACGTTTGTTGATAACTCATCTACTTCTCCCTTCTGCAAATTTAAACACTCTTTCTTCTTTAACTTCTTTGGGTTTTTCACTTAGTCTATCTTCTTCCTCTTCAATTCTTTGTAATATTTCAAATGCATCCATAATACAAAGTTTTTTAGTTGCAGCAGCATTTTTAAGTCTATCTGCTGAAACATCTTCTCCTGTGTCTACAATAGGTTCTTTTGCAACCTTAATTAATTCATCAACTGCTTTTCGCCCAGCTTGGATTATATTTTTTCTTGTTTCCTTTGTTTTCATGTTTTAGTGCTATGTCTTTAGATTTCATACAATATAATAATTCATTTTCCACTATAAATTCAAACTCGGAATCTGGTGAAAAAGTAATAAGATCTCCAGGATTTATTCCTAGATCTTTTAAGGAACTACTACAGTACTTCATAACACCTAACATTAGTTTTTCCTTTTCTAAGCTTAAAACATCCTCATTTTCAACAGGAGATGCAAAACAATAATCTAAATTGCAATTAAGCTTTTTATTTGATTTATATAAATATATTTGATGAGGTTCACAGAAAAATAAATCATCTTTAAAATAACTACTACTATTTCTTATCTCACCTCTCACGCCATAATATCTTCTAAATATATTATGATGAACATAAACAACATCACCCACTTTAATGTCAGTGTCAAAAGCAGCTGGAGTAGATACTACAACTGCTCTCTTATCAACTGAACTATGAATTTCAATATTAGAATTTAATATTAGTTTTTTATCACCAACATTAATTTCATTGTTGTATCGTTCTTTGTAAGGTTTTATTATAAAACTATATAATGACTTCATTAATATTCTAAATCAAACTCAACAGCTATAGCCATGTTTGAATTAAATTTCTTCCATGGTAAAACTTCATCATTCTTTTTAATATATATCATGTAATCTCCTTTTTTCTCACTACTTAATATATTACAAATAGTATGACCTCCATAGACCTGCTGACCTACAGAATAGTGCATAGCTTCGTTTTTATAATCAGAACCAATACTAATTTTTCTTATTACACTAGACATCACTTGTTTCTAATTGTTCTTCTTTTTCTTCTTTTTTCTCTATCTTAGTGTATTCCCCAGTGTCTACATTTATATTAATAGCACCATATTCTTCTTCAAGCACTTTTTTATAATCTTCAACTTCTTGATTTACAACTGCTATCCCATGTAATAGTTGGTGTTTTTTAGATTCCATTAAACCTATTTCAGTAACTAAATCTTTTATTTTCTGTTGTTGATCTTTAATTGTTGATAATTGTTCTTCTTTAATTTTCATTTTATTTAATTTAATTTTAATTATAACGTAACTACCATAGGTAGAAACTTTTGTATTCTTTTATAGAAATCACTTGCTTCTGTGAAAGTTTCCACTTCCCACAGTGATTTTATATCTTCTATTCTTTTTACGGCTCCAAACTGTCTTACTTCTCTATCTGTTACTATTAAGCTTAAGGCTTTTTTAACTCTAAAACCTATATAAAAAATAGGAGCATCTAATCTATCTTCATTAAAGTGAAGATTAGTATATTCTTTTTCAAAATCCATTATATACCTCCTCCATCTTGTAATGTCCAACCTAAGCCAGGTACACCAGCAGTAGTTGCGGTTATTAAATAATCCCTAGTAGTTAACCCGTTTGGTAAAGTATTTAACCCTGCTATAAAGTAATTTGTAACACCCCAATAACCTATAGTGTTAAATGTCATTAATATGTTTTGAGGAACTGTTAAACCAGCCTGTACTCTATTATAATAATATAAAGCCCAAGCATTTAAAGTGTCCGTATATTTTTGAGTATCAAACTTCCATTGAAATTGAAATCTTTCACCGTCTGTTATCAAAGGCATTTCCATCCAATCCATCCCATAGGAATAATTTTGAGTTTTATCAAAAAACCTATTTACTGTTGTAACTTTTTCTAAATTAAAATGAGATATGTCTTGATTAAAGTAAACGTTGTAATAAACAAACTGGGCCATATTTGTAACATTACTAGTGTCCCAGTTGCTTAGGGATTGATTAAATCTAACTCCACCAGAACCTCCAAACGTTTCAAATATACTGGTAACACTACTTAAATCCCATTTGTTTATATCATTTACTAAAGTATCGTTGAACTGACTGTTTCTGAACATACGACTTAAGCTTACGTTAACTGTTGGATCTGTGCATATAGTCCAACTACCTAGTATTGGTTTGCAATCATCTGGTCCCGTATCAAACTGTGCACTATTGAAACATCCGTCAAAATCTATAACATTAGAGACGTCCCACCCATTTAATGTTTGAACTGATCCAAAATCTCCTTTCCAATCCAAAGCTCTTCTTTCTTGTGGACCTGGCCACCTATTGAAAGGTCTACCACTAAAAGTGTAACGCATTGTAATATTAGGTGTATTTCCCAATACCCAGTTATCTACACTAGTTGGAGAACATATAAAAGTATTAGCAAACATATTATCAAAATCGGTGATATTAGTCGCCGTATGACCATCTAAGTTTGCATTAAACGTTGCGTCAAAACAAGCATTAGAAAATAAAGCTCTAAGAGATGTTTTATTAGTATTAAAATCCCAACCAAAAAAATCAGTTTTTAAACCTTCATCAGTATATTGGCGTCCTCCTCCGTTTGAGTTATTACCAGCGTAATAAAAGCCAACACCGTAAAACATTCCTTCTAGTTCGTTTATCTTAACTGAAGAATTATCCCAGTTTTCTAACTCTAGTTTCCATTTTTCACATTGATAAAACATAAACTTAGTATTTATAAAATTTATGTTTAATAAATGCAAATCTTGTTTCCAAATTTTAATATCTTCTATTTTGTCACAATAGTAAAACATGGATTCAAAGTTTAAATCACCAGTATAATTTTTACCAACTTCCCAACCATTCAAATCATCACCACTGTTTGTCCATTCTCTACAGAAGAAAAACATGTTTTTAAAATTACCAACATGCGATACATCCCAGTTTGAGATACTATCATTCCACCACTTCATATCGTAAAAGCACTTCTCAAGACTAGTTAAAACATCTGGGATTTGCCAGGAATTTAGGTTAGGTATTGAGGTGAAGTAAGTTCTTTCTGCCCACCCAGATAAACCATCAAAAGCAAAGTCGCTTGCAAATGTAGGTGTATCTGTCACTGTTAATGGTATACCAGGAGTAGAACTAGTCCCATCTGGATTACCTAACATACTACAAGATTTGAATGTTTCTTTTAAACTTTTAAACTCTAAATCACCCCATTGTATTATGTCAACTACATAATTTATACCAGTACTAGTAGTCCATGATTTTATCCATGGACATTCTCCTGATATTTTCACTTCATAAATAGCTTGAGTACTATACGTGTGACTAGCGTTACCAGTGTGACTTGTTATAGTTCCATCTCCCCAATCAACGGTATAATCGTAAGTATATAAAGAGTCTGTGTTTATTCCGAATGGGTAATTTGGACCACCAAAAGTATTATTAGTATCTATTTTTAATATGAAAGGTTGTGGACCTGATGGACCAGAGGAACTATATATGCTCCTCAACCACGGAATTGGAAGAGCATTACCTATCATAGCTTAGTTAGTTATACCGTAATAACCCTTAGTATTATCATAAATAGCTTTAATATTAGTTTCGCTAATTGTGCTAGAGTATATAGCAAATTTCCCAACTTTTGATCTCCAACCTTCTATTGCTGGACCTCCTGAAATATAATAACTATTTCCAAGAGAAAATTGCGTCCAAGTAGTGTCTAGGGTTCCGAAAGCTAGAGTTTGTCCACACCATCCATCTGCATCAACAGCAACGTTTCTAGATCCACCATAATCCCACGCTGCATTTCCAGCGTTGTTAGTAGTGGATTGATTTCTCATAAATGCTATTATTTGACTCACACTTCCAGCTGGGACAAATGTAAAAGATAAAAAAGTCCATTCATTATTAAAGTTTACAGCGCTTCCACCTCCACCTGAATAATCTCCTAATTGAGGTAAATCTGTAAAACTTCCTCCACCAGAACTATCTGGTTCAAATGTTCCATTAGTTCCATTGAAATACATAGCTTCATCATAATTACTAGAACTAGGTGTATTAGTAAAGTCAAACAAAGTGTTATATGCTCCTGAGCTAGGATACTGACCGTGAAGCCACATTATAATAGTAATATTGGCACTTACAGGTGTAGATGTATTAGCAACAGTAAATCTATAAAGATCATTATTGCTTGCACTACCAAAACCTGGATGTGCAAATCCTACATCACTTGGATCTGGATATCCTATTTGTACAGCAGTAGCTCTTTTAGAACCAGGACCTGTACCACCTAGCATTTCTTTGTCGTTAACTAATACATAAATTTCTCCAGTTCCAAGACCAGAACTAGCCATGTCTATTTGGATTAAATCTCCTAAACTATACCCTTTACCAGTGGTAGTTACTTCTATTGAAGTTATATCAGTTCCATCACTAGTTAATTCAAACCCTGCTTTTTCTCCAGATTCAACACCCCCAACAATAGTTAAAACATCTCCAGCTGCAGTTGTATAAGATCCTGCAGTTCCGTTTGGAGTAAAATCTTGAAAATAAAAACTTTGACTATTTGTTGTGCTTGCTAAATCTGGATTTGGAACTATAACTTCTGGTGTAGTTGTAGAATCATAAGTAGCAAGTGCGATTCCACCAGCATAGTTAACAACGAAAGAAGGTTTGTATTGGCTACCAGTACCAAAAGGATTAGAGTTCGCAGTAAGAGAACCTAAAATATTTCCAGAAGATAAACTATTAGTCCAAACTCCTCCATTCGGTACAGCATAATTAACTGTTATATCCGTAGTGCTTCCTGAATCATCTGGTACTACATCATCGTCATATGGATTTCCAAACTGTATTATAGCTGGATTAATAGTATCAGGATCAAAAACACCTATTAAATTAGTTGTTGGGAAAGGATTAAACGGAGCATATATTGGGTTAATTTGATTTGGCTGTTTTTCCCAATGAAAATTAGTTCCATCATAAACCCATTCGTAAGTTACAGTGTTAGTACCGCCTGGTAAAACGTCTCCATTTAAAATTAAAGAATTTGATGGTAGTTGAAATGTTTGAGTAACGTTAGGTGTTAATATTAAATAACCATGATCACCATCAGATGGCATTACATTGTTTTTTAACGTTAGTATATTCCAAAAAGCACCATTTGGATATTCAGGTGTCCATTCAATATTGGGTCCATCATTCGCGTAATCCCACTCTGCATTACCCGTAGCTGAATCAGTTGTGATTGTAGTAAAAGCACTAGCTCCTCCACCACCACCTGGTATATTTACTGTAACATCATTTGCCACAGCTGAAGCTGTTACTCCAGCTCCAGTAAAATTAATTTTATCAGCAGCTGCAGTTAATTGTGTGCCTTCGTCTTCTATAGCTAAACTACCACCACCACTAGTTCCAGTTATAGTTATTAATCCGTTAGCGTCAGAAGAGACACTTACTGTACCTGAACCTTGTAATTGCACTGAATCAGCTGTTCCAGAGCTAGGAGTTAAATCTATTTGTCCTAAAGCGCCTGAGGCAGATGTGCCTAAATCATATGTAGTATCACTATCAGTACCTGTATAAGCTATTGTAACTTCATCGCCCGCTACGTTTCTACTAATACCTATTGATGTACCACCTATTAGCTTCACGTTGTCTGTTGTGGTGTCACTTCCTGTTAGTGTTAAAAAAGGATCAGCATCACTTCCAGCGGTGCTTTGAGTTGAATCAAATGTGTATGTTGTGTCATCGTCTGTTACTGTATACCATTCTAACAATACGTCTCCAGAACTAACACTTGCCGCTTTTAAACCTTGCCCTGCCGTACCTGGTGCTGGTGGTAAAACTAAAGATTGATCAGCGGTAGCAACAGAACTAGGTTCAATAGAAACTGTATTAGAACCTGTTGTTGTGTTTTTAGTTAAGAATGTAAGTTTAGGAGAAACGAAAGGATCTGGGCCATTAAAATTACCAGATATCTGCACTGTGCTTGGATGACTAGGTGTTCCTAATTCTAACACTGCCGGCGCGCTTGTAGTGCCAGCAGTATAATTTAAACTTATATAAGTTGCTAATTCTTTTACTGATCCACTAGTAGCATATACAGCTAATCCGCCAGCAGTGGCAGTGCCACCGTTTATTACGCTTTGTACTAACTCTGTTCCACCTATTTTTACATTACTATTAGGTGCACCTGTTTTATATCCAGCTAATCCCGCTATTGCTCTTACATTATTCTCGAAAGGAAACGCTGTGTTATCACTAATTGGTTTATTTGCCATTTTTTATTATGTTTCTAATTCTACTTTACTACCATCTTCTAATAACATGATATTAGTTAACGCTGACTCTAAAGCTATAAAGTCTCCTAGCGGTGGCGCTGGTGGACCTGATTGACCTGGTAAATTAATTAGCCAAGGTATAGTATTTGTTATTCCTATTGCTGACATTAGAATAATGCTAATATATCTGTTGCATTAGTTGTTTGTGCTCCAGATGGTGTAGTTCCGTCAGTTAAGTAAACTTTTGTTACTAGTATAGGTAAAAAAGCACCTGCAGCAACTCCCTTAAAAGTTACTCTTTGACCACTTTCCATTTCTACATCTACATTACCAGCGCCACCCACGTATAAACAAGCACCTCTTTCTAAAACTGTAACTTGATCACCAGCAACTGGAGTACCTGTTGGCAGTACGTCTACGTACGCGTTTTGATCATTATTAGGACCTGTTGTAGGTATTGTTAAATCTAAAAGTCTAGCATCGTGAGCAAATACCCTTGGTTCTGCTTGCATTTCACCTACTGCTCCGGCT